CCAGGAAGCGGCGCATTGCCCGCCGCGGCAGCCTGCGCCGCCGGATCCGCCGGCCGCGCCTGGCCGACCATCCCGAACGCCAGGCCCGTGCCGGCCGACAAAAGCTGCTGATAGTCAGCCTCGTTCTTCATGAACTCCTGGTAATCCTGGCGCGCCCTGGGGTCCGCACCTTCGGCCATGGCCGCGCGCTCCAGGTTCTGGACCGCCACGGTCTTCGCCTTGTTCAGCGTCATCATCGCCAGGTTCTGATCCATGCCGGACACGTCCGGAAAATCGGCATACGCACGCAGGATGTCGTTCTGCCGCGCGCGCAGGTTGTCGATTGCCGTATTCGTCACCGTGGATTGCTCCTTGGGCGAAACAACCCCAGACTGCTCGTCGCTGTACTTCCGCTCATTCAAGGCCAGGTTACCCGCGGAAATCTCATGCCCCCTCGCCTGCATACCCAGCTTCTGGCGGTCAAGGCTGTACTCGGTTTCCTTGTTCAGTTGGGCCTGGCTCGTCGGTCGCCAGCCATCATTCAGCAGCCCGGACAAATCGCGCATAGGCACCAGGCCACGTTGCGGATCCTGCAACAGGTAAACATACCCGTCAGCCGGGTTTTCCGATATTTGAGGCACGGCCCTCAAGGTCTGATTGCCCTTGGTCAAGATCACATGTTTGGAATCGTCCATCAGGAAAGCCGAATTCTGCTGCTTGCGGTCCACATCGAACATGATCTGCGCCTGCTGCCACTCCCTGTTCCAGAGCTTGCCGTCCTTGGACGAGATGGTCCCCGACTGAATCCGCCGCAACACTCCGTCGACCTCGCCTGCAGGTATCCGTTCTCCGGACGGCACAAAGCCGGACACCGGATCTGCGTCCAGCAGTTCAAAAGAATCGGAGGCCTGATCGTATCCGCCGAGCTTGAACGGGAACGGGCCGGCGGCCGCAGCGTTCTGCACGTTCGCGACCCAATCCTGCGAGCCCTTGGGGCTTTCCAGCGCCTTCTGGATATACCCGGACCCGACCTGGAACATCTTTGACGTCCGCTCCATGGTCGCATCCATGGCCTTTTTGCGACCCTCTTCGGTCTGCGTATAATCCGTCACGAACGAAGCGAACGCCTTCATGCTCGCCTGATCCCGCACCATGGGCGCCAGGGCGTCGATATTCCCGCCATTGTCCCGGAACGCCTGAACCATGGCCGTGTATTGCTGCCCAACGGCCGCATGTTCCGCATTGGCCACCTCGATGCCGCGCAACTGCTCGTCGTGCACAGCCTTCTGGGACCGACGCACATCCTGGACCTGCAGGCCATTAATGAGCTGACTGATTTCACCGACACTTGCCATGACCACCCCCTAGAAATACATCGAAGCCAAACCAATCAGAGCGCCAACACCCATCCCAATCGGACCAAGCACGGAACCAGCCGTAGCGCCAGCGGCCGCACCACCGGCGGCACCACCCGCAGCTCCAGCAGCAGCGCCCGCAGCTCCAGCAGCTCCAGCCGCACCCGCAGCGCCTGCCGTTCCGGCCGCAAGGCCGGCACCGGTAGCCGCCAAACCTTCAGATGCCGTCAAGGCGCCAGCCGCGCCGGCGGCGCCGGATTCGGCAACACCCATGCCCAGAGCCTCAAGCCCTGCCCCGATCACTCCGGCGCCGGCCTCCGTTCCGGCGAACGTCGCCCCGAGAAGACCCCCCGTCACCGCACTGCCGATCGGATCCTTTTCCGCTTTCGTCGTGGTCTTCGTCCCGGGCCGCATGGCCGCAGCTGTTTGCGCTGCAGAACCCTGGGCGTTCATCCCGAGCTGGGCATAGTTCTGGGTCTGATACAACGGCATGTCACACCCCCTGCATGCCGAACTGCATGCCCGTGGCTAGTCGCCTGAAATTTTCGTCCTCGGAATTGAGTCGCGACGTTGTCCGCGCACCGGCCACGGCAGCGGCCTTGGCGCGGTCCGTCGCAGACGCGGCCGCGGCGAACCGGCCGGAATTCGGATTGACCCCCATACGACTCATGAACATCCGAGTCCCGGTTTCCGCATCGGCAAAACCCTTGGCCACGTCGGCCTGGGCCATCCCCATGCGGCCCTGAACATCCACGCCTTCGGCCGCCTGCTGGAAAAAATTGGTTTTGACCGGCTTCATCATGCCAATCGTTTCGATCTGGTCTTCCAGCTTCGCCTTGGCCGCGTCGGTCTGCAACGGCAGGAGCTCCTGCCCGGCCTGGGCCTGCTGCCCAGCAAGAAGCTGCTGCTGCTTTGCCGTTTCGGTTTCCAGCGGCAAAAGCTCAGTATTGGACTGAGTCTGCAGTATCTCATAAGGTTTCTGGTACTCATCCCAATACCGGAAGTATTCGTCGGCAATATCCTGCTGCCGCTCCTGTATAGCAGCAAGACGTCTGTTATATGCCTTGTCGACGGTCGTCGTCGAGGAGCTTCCACCCTTGCACAACGCAACTTCTCCGGAATATTCGAAACTATCTTTCTCGACAACCTCAAGAGTCTCAATATCCAGAACAATTTTCGTGTAAATCTCCATCACACCTCCCTGGTCGCAGAAAGCACAACCATGTCGACAGACATACCTCTTTCTTTTATCCATGCACCAGATGGAATTACGCCACTATACACAAAGCCCGACTTCTTTGCAACATTTATAGCCCTGATATTTATTTTTGGTATCATTCCGACTATAACGTCAAAGCAATATGTTCCGTTTTCATATTTCTGCGAAAGGAGCGTCGTCAAAACATGCTCGCCAAAATATCGTGATACGCCCCAATACTTTTTCATAACACAAAAATGGCCGCGACACATCCGGCCCTCAAGGTTTGTCAGCCACACAATCGCGCCCAAATCGCCACCACAGAACACGACAAACGGGTGCACATGCCCGGCAGACATCATCTCCACGAAATCCGCTCCGGACTCGACGGATCCGTCACAAAAAACAGCCCCCGCCGTGGACTCGGCAAGCAGGCGCTCCCACACATCCAGCCAGAACCCTGCTGGCCGATCATGTGCGGCGACCATGACAAGTTCACCAATCATGATGGCCAGACCATGGGAGGGAGCATGGCCACAAACTCGTCGATCGTGGGAATCGACATCCTGCCGGCCACCACCTCCGTGTAGATCTCCTCGCACCGCTGCCAGACATCGTCACGCCACTGTACCGCGGCCCGGCCGTCCGGACCGTACATGGGATGCGAGCTCGTGGCGTAGGTGCAGCACGACAACAACGCGAGTTTGCCGTCCGGATCACCAAACACCCGTCGGGCAGACACCACGCTGTCCATGTGCGCCTGTGCGGCATTGACGAACACCCCGCGCAGATCCTGAACCGGAAAGTCACCCAGGCTGTCTTCGTGCGGTTTCGGGAAACGACGCTTCACCGCCAGGCACGCCTGGTAATACGCACCCAATTCGGTCCACCCCCTGCCCGCCAGGATCTGGTCCCCGGAATTGATCTTGGCCACGGCGTCCAGGTAGTCCTCCTTCGGAGGGTAGGCCCAGCCGCGCAGCAGGGCATAATTCTCCAGGCGCCAATCCTCCACGGTCACGTCGCCGCCACGTCCAGCCAGATACGCGGAGATAACCGCATCCAGCCCGGCATCGTCCGCACAAACAGCCTCGGCCACATCTGTAATGTATAATATCATTCACCCACCGCCATGTAGTTCAACGTCCCGCCGGCCAGCTCCGTAAACGTCGTTTGATTCGTGGACACGGACTCTCCATGCACGTACGCATTACTGATCACAGAATCCCCACTGAGGGGAGAAACCGACACGTCGCCTGGATGACTGTACCCAATCTTGAGCGAATACGTGTGCACACCAGGAGTCAGGCCAGACACTGTCTTTGTGAACGCGCTGTCAACCGGCGCGTCGTCACCCCACGAACCGGCATAATACTCGACTCCGTCGATCACGAGCCACAAATCAACATAAAAATCTTCGTACAAATACACATAGTAGTACTCTTCTGTGTCTCCGTACTCGCGCCTGTCCTTTAATCCGAACGCGCCGCCAATGGTACCTGAAACCGTTATAGACTCCGTGTTGTCAACAGTTTGCAGAGACGACGTTGTCCCATACGTCCACCCGTTATATGTCCCACTGTTCGTCACACTGACGTCGAGAGTGATCGGGCTCCCAACGACACCGTCCGTCAATCGCAGAAAGGCCTTCGGCGTAAACTGATACGTCAAGCCAGACGCAACGATATTTTCCGCCTGGCAAACAAGACTCTGATTCGCCGTCGGATAGTCCTTGCTGTACGCCATAATGTCCGCCGGGGAGACAATGATCTTCGGAGGCTGCTTCCACACGCCAGGCAGAGTCACAACCTGGTTGTTTGCCACGCCAAGACCAAATTCGACACGCTTCACACTGTTGTATAGAACATGATCCTCCTGCACGCTGTCCCAATACATAAAGCGCAGATCCCCATCCTTCAACTCGGCATAGTCGACACCACTGTAATTCGGCTGCCCGAGCACGGTCCCGTTATCCGGCGCAACCAGCATCCGGTCGCCAACGGAATCCAGCACCAGATTGTTCATGCCCACCGTCAGCCGCCCTCCCTCGTTCAGGATGATGTCCGACGTGGCCGCGATATGCTGGCCGGACACCTGGTCGGCGCCGATCTTATCCGCCGTGACAGAACCGGCGTTCAGGTGCCGCGTCAGAATCGTGCCGTTGACCACCAGGTCGCCGTCAATGCCCACGCCGTTCGCACCCGTCTCGCCCAGGGGCCCGACCACGAAGGGCACCTGCGGATTCTCGCCGGGCGTCACAACCATGAACTTGTCCGACAGGACGATAAACTCCGACGTCGCCCCGGTGCCATGCAGCCCGACCCCGGACACGCGGCCGTTCACGTCCAGCTTGACGAACCATTCGGCCTCCAGGCCGTCAAGCGTCGACGCGTGCGTCTGGATCGAGGCGGTATGTCCGTCAACAGTCGTCTGCATCGTGGAAATGTCGCTCGCCAGGGCAGAATCTGCGTTTGTCCGCGCCGTCTGCTCCGTCACGATCGCCGCCGCGTTGTCTCCAACAGAAGACTGCAGCGCCGAAATATCGGCAGCCAGGGCCGAATCGGCACTGGCCCTGGCCGCCTGCTCAGTAACGATCGCAGACTCGTTACCGGACACGCCCGCCTGCAATACGAGAATATCGCTCGCCAGGGCAGAATCTGCGTTGGTCCGCGCCGTCTGCTCCGTCACGATCGCCGCCGCGTTGCCTCCAACGGACGACTGCAGTGCGGTAATATCTAAAGCCAATGCGGCATCAGCGTCTGCCCGCGCCGTCTGCTCCGCCACGATCGCAGCATCAAGGGTGCTGTAATGCCCGGATACCGTCGCGGACAGCGCGCTGATCGACGATGACAACGCGGAGTCACCGCTGACTTGCGCCTGCTTGTTGTCGACCAGGGTTGATTCGATGGACTTGTCGGTCGGATTACCCTGGGCATCTTTGACATTATCAAGCCTTGCAGTAAGGCCCGACACGTCCGTCGCCAGCGCAGAATCCGCGTTGACCCGGGCAGTTTCCTCGGCCGTAATAGCCGCGTACAGATCAGAAAAATCGCCGCTGCCGGCGGCAACAATCAGGTCGATCCTGTTCGACAACACCTGGTCAGCCGTCGCCCTCGTGTTCCGTTCCGAATAGATGAGCCCACTCGAAACTTGAGAAATATCCGAGCCGGTATAGTTCCCCCGAATCTGAACAGCCAGGGCGTTCCTGGAATTCGCCTCCGCCGAATCCGCGTCGGCCCGCGCCGTCGCCTCCGACGACACCGCCGCTATCCGAGCAGCCTCTTCGTCCTCGAGCGCCGCGCTCACTAGGGAGATCTGCGACGCCAGAGATTCATCTGAACCCTGCCTGGTTGACGCTTCGCTTGTAATCGCGGCCTGACGCGCCGCAGCCTCTGCCAGAAGCGCGTCGGCCCGCGCAGACGCCTCTGCAGCAATATCCGCGGCCCGGGCAGACGCCTCGGCGGCCAACGCGGCAATTCGCGCTGCCGTCTCGACCGCCAGACGCTCCGCAACGCTGCCCGGCATCGTACCCGGCCCGTCGATCAGATCTATCCGGGAAACCAAATCCTGATACAGATGGGACTCCGTCACGCGACCGGCCAGCAACTCCAGAACCTCGTCCACGGTCGTGTCGATCTCTGCCGGCACGATCAGGCCACCCTGGCCTTGCGGAGGACACCACGGAGAAACGCCACCACTCCAGTCAACGGCACGGATCCAGAACGTATAGTTGATGCGCATGGATATGCCGTGCATGGTCCACTCGGCCATTGGCTTGGTCGCGATACCCACGCGCCACGCGTCATCCAGCAACGTGGACTCCTCGGAACACCAAACCTCCACCGCCGAATACTGCGTCTCGACATTCTCCCAGGTCAGCTTGATCCCGAATATCTGATGCTCGTACTGCAGACCGCGCGGCGCCTTGAGGATACGCGTTCCACCGGATCCAGGGACAACATCACGCGTCTGGTCGACAGTTGTCGGCATATAAGCGGACAGGAGCCCGCGCTCCACTTCGAACAGCCGGACAGCCCTGTCCGACGCGTCGCCCGTCTTGCCGGACAGGCGTTCGACCTGCTCGCGCATGGCCCCCAGCGACGACAACGCTTCGACTCCCAGCGACGCCGGTATCGGCGGCAAACTCTTCTCACGCGCCAGGCGCTTACGAACGGCCAGATCAGACGCCACTTTCCAGCTCCTCGATGGATGTTGATACACGCACCTCAAACACGTCAGCAGACCCCTCAAGCTCAAGCGTCCAGGCGTTCTCCGCCTTGCAGTCCATCTCCAGTCGCGCCGGGTCCGTGCTCGAAACAGACCTGGTGCACTTGAGAACGTCGTGCGCATAGAGGCGAAGCGTCACCGCCGACGGAAAGTCGGACTCGATGCGCACAACGGCCGGCAGGACCAGGCGCGACATGAAAAACTCACTACTGCGCCACCTGTACGTCAACCGCCCAGCACCCCCCTCAAATGCCAGCACCTCGCCGTCGACATTGAGGAACATGGCATCCAGCTCCGCATCCACAACCACGGCATGCACAGGCCCTGGAATTTCGATTTCCCGAATGTCGCCCGCCGAAAAATCATAAACCACGCCCCGGGACGTGCCCTTGAAAAACGCAAAATACTGATCTTCGAAACACGCGCCCAGGACGAGGCTCGGTCCCAGATCCCTCCATTGCTGCGTCGTATAGAGCCCCCTCGTCACCACCCTGGGCCCGTCCGACGCGACGAGGCACAGCCCGTCTGGGCTCGCGTACATCACACCGTATGGCGTCGACACGATGGAGGCCTTGCCCACACATCCCTGGTAAAACTCCAGGGGCGTCTGCGAAAGGGACTCCGGCGTCGAACCGACAAGCAGCACGGGACGAACCGTGGTCAACACCACGACGCCACCGTCCAGCACCCCCAGGCCGACAATTTGATCCTGCACAGACAGGCGGTAATCCGCCGGGTACGCATACGGAACAAACAACTCCGACGGCAACACCTCGTTGTCGCGATGCAGCACGTACATGCCGTTCTTCGTCAAAACCATGCCTCGCGCGTCGTCTTCCGGCATGGTCCAACCCTCCGTGGCCAGCGTCACCGTGGACAGGTCAGCGTCGCCCACCTCATCCAGGAACGAGGACACGCCGGCCGCGAGCTCGTGCAGGAAAAACCATTCTCCGCCGGACGACCGGTAGATTCGCACCGCGTCAACCTGCAGGCCATCCAGCACGGGCGCCTCGAACCCCGTCAGGGTCACGCCCTGACCATCCATGACGTCAACCACACCAGTCGTTACGGACGGCGCACTTTCCTGCTCGCCGCCCATACCCAGGTTGCACACGTAGGTGAAGCAATACGCCGACGACCTGGCAATATCTGCCCCGTCCTCCGGGACGCCCGTCAGCTCGATGGACAGAGGAAGCGCCGGCGCGGGAACCCCGAGACGTTGCAAACTCCCGCCCATAGCCGCCGTGCCCTGCTTGGGATACCCGTGACCAGTCACCAGATAATGCCCGCCGCTATCCACGATCGTCGACTTGAGCACGTCAACGAGCGCGGACCACGACATCCAGCCCAGATCCCCATGGCGATAGATGGTCCGAGAAAGGCCTACGGACGCCTGCGACTCGCCAAAACCGCGCAACGACTCCAGGATCCCGGACTCCAGCCGGCAGTTCAGCGCGACTTGCGCGTCCTGCGGAGAGAGCAACCTCCGAAACGTCCTCGGAGTCATGCCCTTGAATGTAGGAATGGTTACAGTCGACATAGATCTAGATCCTACCTGAAGTGGTCGAATATTTCGAAGTCGAAAACCGTCTCGCCACGCCCTTTGTAGCCATCAACTGTCTCGATGTAGGGCTGTATCTTGTATTTACCGGGCTGCAACGAGGAGCCAGGAGGAACTATATGCCTGATGATGTTCGGCGGAACCGGGGACGCTTCCCATTCTTCTTCGGCCGATGCTCCTGGGCGCATTACAAACATTTTCTGACCGGACAGAACGCCAACAGGAACATCTTCATCCTCGATGTCCACCAAAGATATGTCAATACGAAGACCTTCGACGCCCTTGTATACCTTGACCTGGTCCATGAACACCCCTCGTTACTGCGTATCAACGTCCACACCGATTGACGACCGAACAATGACTGACCGTGCAATTCTTGCTCGAAATTCAATCGCCTCAACCATGCGACTCGGAAACACAACCCTCGGGCTCGGCGCAAAATCACCGTTGAACAACGCCGGTGTCCCTACTTCCCATCCCCCCATGGAGACATGATGAGCGACAAGGGCGTGCACCTGGCCCAACTCCGGAACAGAAACCTGAAACGGAGCCATCTGAACATCCAATCCCGACAAAACGTCCACGCCTTCCGACGTTACGAGATACGGCATGGAAACATCCGGCGCGCCAAGCGACACATCTGCGCCGCCCAGAACGTGGATCTGCCCCAGGGCCGGCACGGTGACATCAGGAACCCCCATGACCACATCCAGCCCCACCAAGGCCGCGGCCTCGGACGGAAGCCTGAGTTCGGCCAAGGGAGTGTCCGCCAGCGCCCTGGCATAGACCTCGCCAACCCCCGAAACGTCGGCTACGCCACCGGGAAACGCGCTCGACTCGTAAGTTTCCGGGATGTAGCAGTGGTGGGGCCCATAGGTGCGGGCAAATCCGGCGGCGATGGTCGTCGCCGTGATGTTGTTCATGTCGTCGAATGAGGAATACGTCTTGACCCGTGCGTCCCACTCGGCCAGATAATCGGCGTTCGGATCGTTGGAATTGTAATAGTAAAAGGCGGTCGCGGTCCCCCACGTCCCATGAAAATCGGCAAAGAAAGCCGCATTGTTGTCACCAACATCCGCCGCAATCATTGCCCGTAGAAACTGGGTAGACTGGAAAATCGAGGCCGAATTGTCCTCGGGCCAGTCCCGGTTCGGGTCGAGCGTGTAGTTTCCGGGTTGCCGCTGGCCCCGATAGTGTCCCATGACCCGACCCATCGGGTTGACACAGGGATAAATCAGAAAGCGGAAGTTCCGCAGGAGGGCGGTCGCCTGTGCCGAGCCGCCGAAGAGGAACCGTGTGAACCCCTCCATGGCCCAGGAGCCCACATGCTCGCCCGCGTGCGTGCCGCTGACGATGACCGCGATGCGTTTGGCCGAGCCGTCAAGGGGCTGGAGCGCGTCATCCCAGACTCCGAATGCATGCATCTTCTGCCCGGGCACCGTCTGGCCCAGCTCGTCAACCTGGGGCGAAAGCAAGGTCGGGAATTCAAAGCCAGGAGCAGACGGCAGGGCGTGCACGAGATCCGCGTCCAGAGCCTGGAGCTCCCCGATCAGCCACGGCGCGCGGGAGACGGGCCAAGCGGGCTGGTAGGCCACATAGACCGTATCGCCCGTGAATGGCGCGGAGTGCTGGAAATCCCAAGAGCTCCCATTGTTCGTCGGCGCCTGGTCGAACCGCAGCCACGTCACGCCGTCGTAGCTGTACCAGGGCCGCCAGGAAGTCCGGAACGTGTCCACGCAGTCGACAGGATTCGTGATCCGGAACAAAGGGCGCTTGCCGGCCGCGGAGGTCAGACGGAAAAGGAACTGCCGCCAGCCGGTATAGACGACCCGGACCTCGACGTTGACGGTCGGGCTCGTCGTTCCGGGGTCCGTGACGCTCGAGTGCGTCGGATGTGCGTTATGGGAATCCCCGGCGGCGACAAGAACGAGATTTTGGGCCGCAACCTCGACCAGGGCCGGCGTCGATACTTCAGGCGCCCCCATGGTCACATCCTGGGCCGTCAGCTCGTCCGTGCCCCCCGTAACGATCAGTGCGGGGGACGACACTTCCGGGGCCCCCATGGTCACGTCCTGGGCCGTCAGATCATGCGTGGCAGATGTCGACTCACCAAGGGCTGTATTCGGCGGGAGCTCGCCGGCCACAAACGCACTCCGGGCAATCGGGACGATATTGTGCGGGCTGTAGTCCTGGCCGTTGGCCCAGCACAGGACCAGGCCGTCCGGAACGCTCAATGGGCCGTCTGCCACCGCCGTGGCAACTTCGGCATCGGAAAGGACCCTGCTCCAGATTGCGAGATATGCGTGGCTCCCAAGGAGGGCGCGAGCTGCCCCGGGGCGGTTGAACAGCCAGAGATCGAAGCCGGTGCCGTCCAGGTACGGGCTACTGCCCGCAGATGCCTCCGGGGAGGCCTCGCGCACCCCGTCCTTATAGATCTTCCCGGATTCGTTGACCGCCGTCACGCCGTCCCAGGAGACAGCCAGGTTGACCCACTCGCCGAGCGCCACACTTCCGGACGCCCCTCGAAAGCTCGGAACCAACACGCTTGCGGCCGTAGGGGTCACGAACTGCGCGTTGCTATTTGATGAGGAAATCTGAAACCGGGGGCCGCCACTTGATGCGGAGTCCCCTTTAATACAGATTTGCCCGGGATTTTCGACGCCAGTCGGTTTTCCGTAGTACATGTACGTGCGGGCAACCAGGCCGTTGATCGCGGCCGGCTGCCCGAGGTTCACGTATCCAGCGCCATCAATGCTCTCGGATTGGACGATGGTCGCCACAGACTACTCCCTTTACACCGCGTCAGGCAGGCGGACGTTGATGGCCGCAAGAGTAAACGCATTGCCGGTTGTCACAACCTGCGGACTTGCCATTTCCTGAACCACCGCAAGTCGGGAGTTCGCAACATCCAGCAGGGCGAAGTGGGTGGCGGAGCCGTCAGCGGAAACAGAGCCGTCAGAGATCGCCTCCACGACAACCTTGCGGCCACTCGGAGACGCATCCTGGGGGGCAGACACGGTCGGGCTGGATTTTGTCCCGAGCTTGTATGTCGAATTCGCCTCCGCAAATGTCGCAGGCTTCTGGGAGCAGATCACCAGCGTGTCTACTCCGGACTGAATTCCGGCCAGGGCAAGATCAACGTAGTAGTCATTTACAAAAGCAGACATTTTCAACCTCCATCACGTTATTTCAAGGATCTCTTGTATCGCACCATCTTCCCACCCTTTGAGCGCTCAAAAACAATAACGGCAAACCCCATCTCCCGCAGGCGCCGCGACAACTCCACCTGGTCGCCCAGCGGTATACGACACCCAGCACTCACATGCGCCTCATTCCCACAGCCTTGGACCGTGGCGACCCCATCATAGGGGTCGCCATACTTCGCGTGCTCAGAGCCCACACGGACGGTCCAGACGATTGGCGTCAACGTGATCATTCCGTCTCCAGCGAGCACCGCCACACGTTCGGAATTTCGTTCCCTTCCTCGTCCTGCGTCGGCTGATAGATGTCAGGACGCCAAGCCAAGACCTGGGCCAAGGTAAAGCCCAGAAACTCCGGAACGAGCACGCCAGCCCTGCGGTCAGCGATCTCAAACGGCGTCAGGCCCTCGGCAAAGTCGGCCATGAGCAGGGCCTGCACGCACGGCGGTACAAGGGCCAGTGCCGCTTGCGGGTCGGTCATCAGCGCGGCCATCAGGGGCTGGCGGTCAAGGTCGGCGTCGAGCAGGCTGAAATCACACATTTCCACATTCCTGCCCTGTGTGTCGGGCAGATCGTCCTTGCACAGCGTGTAGTGCATCAGGGCACGTTCAACGCCGTTGTCATCAAAGCGTCCGCAGGCTACGGCATGATACACTTCGATGCCGCGAAAGATGCGGGGGCTGGCAGGATCTGCGCTGTAGTAGCCGCCGAAGAAGTTGCGTTTGAGTTCTGGCATTACAGCACCCCCGCCTGTTTGAAGTAGCGTTCGATGGTAGCCTCATCCACTTCGGGTTCATCCCAGACTTGGATGCCTGCGATGTGGAGGGGGATATGATGATTGTCATAGGCCAAACGTAAATAAGTTAACGGATTAAATGATCTATCAAATGCGGTCCAATCGCTCCACGTAAACTCAGAGGACACTCCAACACGCTTATAACCAACACGAAAACTCGTCCCAGCAGTATTAACCTGTACCGCCTTAATGTGCCTTTCCCCACGATCCCAAGAAGACACGCTGACTACAGAAACATTTGTCCCGTCGTATGACCTGGAACAAGAAAAGGTAGGCGTAGTTGTTTCAACTCGCCAATGTAGCACCCCAGTGGTGGTGTTAGTATGCGACAGGATATTATAAGGGTTCACAAACACAGGCAAATCCCCACTCCCCACGCCCATCGTCACCAGCGCGGCGACGGTGCATTTGGCGGGGAGGAGCTTTTGGATAGAGACGTTGTCTAAGGTAATGTCTGTGACGCCTACGCGCTTAAATGAAAGCGTCGTCGAATCAGTTGTATATTCAACAACATGCCGCCCAACCGAAGACGGCCATGTAAAAGCCCCGGAGGCACTGGATATGCCGCCAGAGGAGTTTGCAACAACATCATATGCCACTAAATAGCGGCCCCCATTTATCAACGTTGTCACGGACGAACGCAACGTCACCGCCGACAAGGCCCCTGATGGGCTATATATGCGGATAGCACCATCACCAGCTGTCGACGCACCCTCTGCGTTCCAGACAGCGGGGTCGTTACACGGCACATCTGGATTTAACTCCACCCCATCCGTCTTCCCGCGCAGGCACTCGATGATCTTCTGCTTCTCGGTGTTGATGCGGGGGACGAGGCGCTGGATGGAGATGTTGTCTACCTTTATCTTACTTCCTGCGGTTATCCCGCCTATTTGGATGGTAAAAAACAAATCAACACTTGTCAGTGATACATCAACCGTTTTTCTTGACAGTACTATATCGGTGTATCCAGTATTATGATATTCGCCACCGACAACACTGGTGCCAATTTTTATAGATGCGTTAAAGGCGTCTATATTTGCGACATCAAATGATACACGAACCCTATCACCTACAGAAACACCAGCTATTTTCTGCCTTGTATATGTCGTATCGGAGGCCCTTGTTACAACGAGCGCACCATCAATAACCTCTTGTGTGCCCGTGTTAAGCTCCCATCCCGTCATATCGCTATCAAACCCCCCATTCGTCACCAGCTCCACCCCATCCGTCACATACTCCACAGGATCAAACGAGAACGCCATCCCATTGCCCCCGCTCGTGCCAGCGGCAGAGGCGACGGTTGTGCCGGGAGGGACGTAGGGCATGGGGACGGAAGTGGCGGTGAGAATAGTCGAATTCTTTTTAACACGCAAACTACCTGCACCTAACGTCCAAGTAGTCGCTGGATACGCATACAGATAGCATGTCGTTGTTATTGGTACAGCGGAAGTCATCTTAATAACGGTGTCTTCAGTCGTAGTGAGGCCAAAAAGCCTTCCAATATTTGAATTATATCCAGTCACCTCTCCAGGGCCGCTAATAATAGATAGAACAACCTCAACAAAAGAAGTGCCATCAAAGATACCAAAGTCATGAAAGTTCACGTTGCCTGTGTCGCCCCTACGGAGCGTCATGATAGCTGTAACTATTGAATTCGGGGCACTAAAAGTCTGATAGCAACCAGCAGTTCCCGTTTCGTCGGGCTTTGAAAATTGCTTATAGTTTAATTCGTCGATAACAGTAACATTAGAATGTATGATTGATGGAAAGTCTAAACCGAGCAGCAAATTCGTATACCCAGGCCCACACCACAAACCCTTGCCGTCATGCCACGCAGGCACAGTGCCCACGCTATTTCCTTCGGAATCGTACTGGTCACCCACGTAGGACCATTCCGGGTCGGGGCCGACTGCGGATTTACGAGCGCCAACGAGCGACGGACGGACGGGCCAGAGCAGGGCGAGGGCTTTGGGAAAAGATTTTCCAGAACGCCAACCAACAAGATCCTGGACGTCGACAACCGGGTTCAGAACCGGGCTACACACGACCGGATGCACGACGCTCATACTTTCTCCGCACGATAGCAGACCAACATGCTACCAGCCGGGACAAATTCGATCTCGTCGACTTCGGCTTCAAGGCAATACGGCGCCCGTTCGGACTCAGTCGCGTTGATCTCCGTCATACGCGTGAGGCCAGCGCCAAAATTGACACGAACCTCAAGCGTTCCCGCGCCGTCCTGCACGGCGATCTGGTGACGCGCACGCCCATCCGGGACAGTGCCGGCCCCAATTATTTTTGATTCGGAAATGCTACCGCTAAATCGGATCATGGTTCAGTACCTCTCTGGATTAAAAAAACGAAACCGGCTGCACTCGCATGCTCCGGTTTGCCTTTCCCTGGATTCTGCGCCGCTTTGCGGCCGCCATCTCCCGCTTGAATTGATCGAGGCTGATCGCCGCGCCCTCCGGATCATACCACTCCGTCCCGCGCATGGCCTTCAAGGCCGCCACGGCTCCTTCGGCAATCGCCCGGCCATACTCCGCTTCAAGCGCTCGAGGCAAACCCTCGCTGGCGTACGACGGCTTGAGCACAGCCTCCACAACGACCGTGCAGGACGTGGGCGGGACAAACCCCAGCACCAGCGATTCCGGCGGAATTTGACTGACGCCGTATCCGGCGATAGCCAGATCCTCGCCGTCGACAGCACCTCCTGAAATCGACACAAGCGCCGATCCGGACGGCAGATCCAGCTCCATCGCTGTTTGTCCCGCTGCAAACTGCATTGCATCAAGCGTCTCTCGCCAGACTTCCGTACGTTGGAAAAACCGGATCGCAGCCTCGCGCAGCTCATCAACGACAAGCGGGAACGGCACACCCCGAACACGAGCCACCACCCGCCTGGTCAAATCATAGAAACTCATTCAGCCTCCTGCTTACGCTGGAAATAGCGCTCCGACTGCAACTTGATTCCAAGCGCGTCAAAAAATGCTCGGAAATGAAACTGTGCCTTGGCCTGGTTCGACGTCGAACTGTCACCGGAAAAAATCTCATACAAAACCCAATTCTCCAGAGGGCCGGCAAAGGAATCCGAAACAGGGACCTCGTCCGTCGAAACGGAAACAGTACCAGGCGCCGTGCCGAACACGGCCTCGGCCCACACAGTCCGACCAGCAGCAACGCCTGGGAAGACGTAAAAAACGTCCGGATCAGCCGTGGAATCATAGAAAAAATTATACACGACACGACCAGTCTTCGACCAATCAAGGGCAGACAGCGCGTCCCGTGTGGACCGCACGATGGGCCAGCCAGGGCTCACCCCGTCGCCCCCCATGTTGCGCACCAGGTCAAGCAGGACCGTCGCCTCGGACTGGCACTCATGCATGGCAGGATCCGGAATCCGCTGGCGCACACCGGCTTCCAGCTTGACGCTCTCCGTCACGGAAAACGCATCCGGCCGGACCAGGGCGAGCTGACGCAATCCAGCGTTCAAAAAATCCGTCAGGGACGCTTTGGTCCCGGACGGATCTTTTTCCCACGGCCACCGACGCTCGTCCTGCGGCCCCATATCCTGGAGCTTCATGGACACCAGCAGGAACAGATCTTTGGCCAACATTTACAGCACCTGGTAGGGGAACCTGGGGATCAGACGCTCTTTGATGATCCTGCCGTCCTTGTCAGTCACGTAATCCGTAATCACGGCGTTCGAAAGCGCGCTCAGAACCGCGGCCGGAACCTCGACCTCGACATCGCGCTGGATCAGATAATCGCGACCGTTCACCGACACGAAGACATCGTCGGAACCAGACGGCCCCTCGTGAGACGGAATCCTGATCTTGGTCTTGGTCGCCGAGGACGCTTCGGCCTTGACATCGGGTTCCACAGACGATTCAACCTTGGCTTTGACATTTTCTTTTTCAGGCATGTTCGACTCCTCATAAAAGCCTGGGCCCGAAGGCCCAGGCCTGGTATCAGACTACAGCTTCACGGCCACTTCGAGACGGTGCATCCAGGCATCCTGCAGAATGACCGCGGCATGGCTTGCCTTCCAACCTGCGGATCCACGCTGACCGAGCGGGTCACCGCCGCGCGGCACATTCGGGTTCAGCACCATGGGGGCAACAGCGTTCTTGCCCTTGAACGGCACCACGGCGAACGCGTCACGCGCCAGATAGATGATCGGGTAGACGTCGGCCTTGGTGCCGGTCGTACTGATCATCAGACCCTTGTCGCCACCGGCGTCGGCCCAGGGTGTGAAGACGGTCGACGCGACGTACCGCACATCTTCGACCTTGCCGATCTCGCCCTCGTAGACCGTTCCCATGGAGCCATAGTCCTCGACGGGCTTGAATCCGGTCATGGCGCGGATGTCGGATTCGCAGTCGGTGTGACACAGGGCCACAAAGCTCGGGGCCACGTTCACGGTCCCGTAGCTCGGCGTCGACCGGATCACGCTCGTGAACTGCCTGGCGTTCTGGCGCTTCAGGGCGCGGGTCACGCGACGCTGCAGATCCGTGGTGACAACCGTATTGACCGCGTTGCGCGCCGAGCCGTTGGCATAGCTCACGCCGGTGCCGGCCTTGATTACGCCATAGCGCACGGTTTCCAGCATCTGCGCGGCCTGCTCGCCCAGGATCCCCATGGTTTCCATGAGCACGGGATCTTCATGATGATCCTGAATGATGTCCGTCAGCTCGACATAGTCGCCGTACTGCACCAGATTGACCGATACGTCAGTCTTGGTCAGCTTCTTTCCAGACGGCGTAACACCTTCCGTCAGCGCGTTCGGCGCAGCGTCCAGAGCGTTATAGCGCCGGAAGATCTGCGTCTTGCTGCTTTTCGACGGCAGCGGCTTGGCCTGGGCGAACTTCTCGATCGTGATGAGCGGCACGGAGCGCTTCAGCAATTCTTTGGCGGCGTAGCCGCCGGTACGGGGAGAAATATCCCCGTATGCGGTTCCATCGTAAGGCATGGTGACAACTCCTTATTCAGGCGCCTCGTCAAAGGCCGCGTCGAAGTCGTCCTTCGACGCCACTTTCCTCGATGGAGGCGGCCCTGATTTGCTCGGGACGGCAAGCGCATCGTCTGCGCTCGGGCCGGGCTTGCCGGAACCGCCCCCGTGTTTTGCAGCTTTGTACCGGTCCAGCAGGTCCACGACCTCGGCCGGCGTACCCTTTTCCATAACCCGGAAGGCTTTGGCGCCATCGGCGTAGGGCAGGCTCTCCGCCCAGGTCCGCACATCCTTCATGTATGCGTCGTACTCCTGACGACGCGCCGGGTCCGTGGTGATGTCCACCCAGTCCTGGTGCTTCACCGCGACGGCCGAATAGAACGCGTTGACTTGTGCATCACGTGCCGCTGACTGCGTGGTGGCCTCCACGCTGGCAACCTTCTGGTGCACTTCGCGGCGCAGTCGGATCGTGTCCGCACGCTCCTCGGCATAATCAACACCGTACTCTTCCAGACCCTTGCGCAGCTTTTCGCCGTCCCTGGAGTCCTCCAGCACGATAGCCGCAAGCTGCGGGTCGCGCTTTTTCAGCTCGTCGATTTCGGTTTTCAGATCATCAGGCACATCGACAGGCTGATTCTCGACCTGCTTGTTGCCCTCTTCGAGCTTGGCCAGACGGCCTTCCAGTTCCTGATTTCTGCGCTGTTCAGCCTGGAGACGGCCAAACATGGAATCGTAATGCGCCTTCGGCACGACATCCTCATGCTTGGCGGCGGGATCTCCCGCGGGATCTTCAACAACTGCGCCCCCGCCCTCCTGCGAGCCGGACTCATCCGGGGCACTGGGCTCGTCGCCGTCGTCATCACCGGAGGCGGACTCGGCCGGGGCTCCGGACGGCTGATCGTCATCTTCCGCAAATGCTACGGAAAACTCTTCGTCAGCCTGTTCTTCGTTCAATAAATTCTCGTCTGCCATGATCATCTCCTCGCGGGCGGGCATTGCCGGGGCCGCTTGGTTTAGCGTTTTTGTCCGGTCAGATCCTGCCGCAAGTTGCGAAGCGCCCGCACCCTGCCCTGAACGGACTGAAATTTGTCGCTGCCGACCGTTTCAAGCTCCTCCCTCGCCTCCGCCAAGCGAAGATCCAGCACTGCAACGCAGGCTCTCCAGCCTGGGTCACCACAAAACGAACGGGCGTCGTCTACGACGCTCACTGGGCCACCTCCTGCGGAGCAACAGCACCACCCTGCGCAATCATCGGCGACACAGACTTGAGCACCTGCATGAACGCCTCCTGCGGCCCAATCCCCGCCTTTTCCGCATGCTCGATCAATGACTGGAGCAAGGCATCCGCCTGCGCCTTGGCCTGCATGGTTAACTGCTCCTGCTTCCAAGCCCGGAACGCCTCGTCAGAACGCACAATGTCCTCGGGCATCTCCGAGTCCCTGAACACATGCGACAACCACTTCTTGTCGTCTGTCATGCCTTCGAACCGCGGATTGCTCGTCACTCCCAGCAAAATTTGGTGCTGCTGGGCACGCAGCTCCTTGGCCACCAGGTTCGTCGACCCCATGGCGACCACGTTGTAATCGCCCTTAATGGTCACATCCGTGTTCCACTGCATATTCCAGTGATATAGCGCCGTGATGAACGGAATGGTCACGTCGTCATCAAAGGCCTTGACCAGGCTCTTGATCGCGATGTTCGCGGCGCCCATAAGCATGGACAAACCGCTCGCCGTCTTGCCAGCACCGCCGACGTTCTGATCACCGTACATGTACCGCGGCGTCGTCAGCTCGTCGGCAAACGCCTGGAACAGCTCCAGAATGGTAATCAGATCCTTCGAATTGCTATTCAGGTTCCAGCTTTTCATCAGCTGGTCCATGTCCGCGGCCTCGTCGAACAGAAAAACCTTCCAGGGATGCAGCTTCTCCGGATCCTGGCCCTCGGCCAGGGCGCGCACGTTGAGGCCAATTATCGGGCCGGAGGATAGGGCCGCATTGTCAACGAGCATACGCACGCTGGCGTTGATGCCAGCCTGGCAGTCGTCCATCAGCTTCGGCGCGCCCTCGCCGAAGAATGAGCTCTCGTCTTTGGAAAAATGGAAAAAATAGAAGGGAAAATCGACGCCTTGCATGGGGTTGAGCACGGCTTTGATAACCCGATTGCCAAGAATCCAGACGTTTGACGAAAAAACGTGGTCAGCCTGTTCTTCGTCAACCTCGATCCCGGAGGCAATCAACTGCCGCCCAGTCAGGTATCCCCAGCGCTCCAGCACGCGGTATCTGCCCTTGAGGTCCGGCGCTGTCTGATCCTCGGACAACTGGCGCACGGCCAGCTCGTACTGCCGGCGCTCCGCATCGCCCTCGGGCTTTTCGCGCATATACGCGCGAATGACCTCGCCCCGAAACTTCGGAAACCGCACGAGATCCTGCAGATCCTTGTCGGTCATCAGGTGCTCTTGCCAGACATAGCGGACTTCCTGCTTGTTCGTCGCCGCCAGGTCAGGAAAAATACTCCAGATCGGAACGAACTCGAAAAACGGCCAGACCCCGTCATCAATCTGCTGCAGGGCCCATTCACCATTTTTAGCCGCGTATCCCATCCTGGTACGCTTTTCGAGCAGCGGCCCCTTCAAGACGCCCGTCCCGTAGCGCACGGCATGAGAAATCACCGCGTCACAGACCTTGCGATACGACTGCCGCTTCGGCGTCTCAGCCAACTGATCGCGCATGGTTCTGGCCATACCCCGGCACGTTTCCTCCGCGATGTCGCGACGGAACGCCTCCTCGTCGAGCTCATCGGGATTGCCACCGTTCTGGACATAGACCGCCAGCCCGGCCTTGACGGCCTCTTCGCGCACATTGGGCACCGGCGTCGGGTCAATCCCCCAGTTTGACGACCCGTTTGCCGGGAACAGCAGGTCCATGAGCCTGGCCTGAATTGCGTCGCACTTGACCTTGGTCATGCGCAGAAAAATCTTGGACCGCTGCCCGTCCTTGGTGTCATGCGCGGCCATCTTGGCCATAACGTCCGGAGGGTAGACACCTTTGTACTGCCGCAGCGCGTCGACCCATGCGTCCTCGTACTGCCTGCGCAGCGCGACAACCTCATCGAATTCGATGCGCAGCGCCCTTCCCAGGTCGTCAATCCGTGTCGTTCCGCTCTCGTCAGTCATCGCCTATTCCTCCGCCCGCAGGTGCGCTTCTCTTTGATTGCCATGGCCTGCCGCCGCTGCGGGCTATACTGTCGCCACTTCGCCGCCATTCGTTTATGCCGCCTGTGATTCATCCCCCCCCTGAAATCGCCGGGGCGTTACCCCGCCCCGGCTTGTCGGGTATGTCCCGCCGCACGCCCGGCGGTAAAAATTTGCCCTGCGCCCGGTTCTATTTCTGGACCACCCCCGCTCGGGCGCAGGGGATCGGGTTCAAAACACCAAAATTCAGCTACCCAGAAGCAGCAACCGGCCAACGTGCGGGCCAATGCAATCCAGCACCTCGGCCAGAGGCGTACCCGTCGCCATGGCAACGCACAGCAAGAGCGTGATGCAGCCTGCGACAACACACAGTAGAATCAGTCTCGACCTGGTCAGCACGTCGCCACCTCCTCGCCGCCGACAAGCGGCAGGGCCTCGATCGCCGCCGCAACCTGGCACACATCGACCCACTTGACGACCTTCGCATACAGGTCGGCAATCGCATGCCTGGTTTCGCGCAGGATGATAGACCACCCCGACAAAGCGTCGATCGCACGGTGCAGGTTCTGGTCAAAATTGATGTCGACCTCGTACTCGGCCGCGTCCAGCCACACATCGGCCTCCTCCGGAGTCATCTGCCCCGACTCGACCTTGCGCATCGCGGCCAGCCAGATCAGATTCGTCTCGACGTCGTGCACGTGGCAGACCATGCCGATCCAGACGCCCAGGATGCTGTCCGGAACCATGATCCGCTCCCACCCGGCACGACCACACCCATTCCCAGCGGCCTCGATTGCCGCCTCCGTCATGGCCGCAACCTGCAGGGACACGACGAGCGTCACGCCCCAGCCTGGGAAGTGTTTGCGGCACATGGCGCTCACGGCGCTACCATCCCCGCGGCCGCGGCCGCGCCGGCTGGATTTGCCGTCAAGAATGGAACCAACGCTTTGAACACGGTTTCCGTCAGCGCCATAGCCCGGGCCGCATCAGTCTGCTCCGATCCGATCGTGACCGTACGATTCCCGTCGGTCGCCTGAACATCCTGCAGCGTAGGCCCGTACACGAATGTCGTCGTGGAAAATTCAACGGACGAGGCCATGGTCCCGTCGCTCCTGTATTCTGCCGCCTGGTATGTCTTACCGGCACAACCCTGCAGAAGCAGCGTCGACACAACGAGCAGAACCAGAAGAGCGCCAGACACGACCGCAAGACACTTGAGCATCACAATGCCTCCATGAGCAGAAACACCCGGTTAATCCAGCCATCGAGCGCCCAGCGCATCTCTGACCCGGAGCGCGCCCGGAGTCCGTATTCCACAAGCCGGTAGGCGCACAGGCAGTACGCCAGCGCGGACGGATCCACCGTCTTGAGCGCCGCCCGCGTCTGCGGACCGAACACGCCGTCAACGACGACATACCCGGAGCCGGCAAGGCGGTTCATGGCGTGCTGCAGCAGCTCCACAGCGCCCATGACCGCATCACCCTTGCGTCCGGCGCCCATGTTCACGAGCGCGTCGCAGAACGCTTCCCGCAAGCGCGGGGGCATGATATTCCAGTAAAATTTCAGGAGACGCCGATAAAAATCGCGCACAGCGGCGTCATACTCCGGGCCGGACACAACGCCTCGGTCCACGAGCGCCCAGCCATGCCAACCGGGATTCCAGCGCCTGGAAATCCCGGACGCCGTCTGCAGACCAGGATCCCGCGGATCCTGATGCACGACATGACGCTCACGCGCCAATTCGAAATCTATGAATTCTTCGAAGTTCATACGCGCTCCAGGCGCGCGTCGTCGCCAACGCACGCCACGTGCCCAGCCAGACAGAACAGCGCCGCAACCCGCTCGGTCGCCACCCGCAAACGCTCCAGCTCCGCATCAGTCAGCGCCCTGGCCTCGCGCACATAATCGACACCGAGATAGCCGATCGGCAGACCGCCATCGCTCATCAGACCGAAGCAGTAGCAACTCTTGATGCATTGAGCCCTGAGCGTCTCGTATGTGCTGGAATCATGTTCCTTGAAGCAGGCGGCAACGTCCGGACAGACAACGCCGGCGCCAGTCAGGATCAGGCGGGAAAAGGCATGAAATAGGGTCACGGGCATATTCTGCAGCCAACGCTGATTTGGCTGAACACCACGCCCCACGACCTCGTGTGTGCATGATACCTTGGCGAAGTCGAGTCCGATCAGGTTCTTTCCGCCGTTGTGATAGGAGAACACGTACACGCGGCATGCCTCGAAATCCTCGCGAACCTGATGCAGTACCGACATGATTTTGGCGTCGAGCTCCATTGTGGAGATGACACTCTCCGGGAACTGCGGCACCTTGGCGTTATCCTTGGCGAGCCCCAGAACAACGCCGAAAACCTCATTCAAAAGGCGCTTCAACCAGATTGCGAGGCAGATCAGCCCAATAACCGCAATCCCATTGTTCATCACCAGCTTCACCAGTTCGCCCATATCCGTCCCTGAAGTGTGGAGGAATGGCCGGGGCGGGGAGAGAGAGCCACCCCGGCCAGTCTCCGGTTCTCGAATCGCGCCGCTCCTGTAAGCAGCCACAGCCATAACACATTTTCCGGTCGAGATTACGGAAGGACAAACGCATACCTCTTTCCGGGACACACAGGGAGGCGCAGGGACGGCAAAAAAAAAACGCCGGGACATTTGCAGTCACCGGCGTCGTACTTGACACACTGAAAAATCAGCTGGCCATGTGCACCTCGTCGCACAACACGTCCACAACTCCACGCTGAAACGTCAGGACAAAAACTCTCCAGCGCCCGTCGTGACCAATAAACGGCGGCGTCGTGACAAAGCACTTCTCACATACCAGGCCGCCATCACCATCCGGCACGCGCACCCGCACCCTGTCGCCCTTTTCAACCCCAGGCCGCGGGCCTATCTCCGGGGCAAACCCAACACTCCGTGCAGCAAACTCCAGCGCACCGGCCGGCGAAAAAAACACGTACTTTTCGTCCGCACGAACCCACTCCCTCCCGATCTTCATGCGATACACGCCGTCAGGCCCGCCAAAATGCCTGGCGTCATACAGCCTGATTTTCACCACGCCATTTGCGGAATTTTTGACGCTTATCCGAATATCAGGACTCGGCTTCATCAGGATCCCCTCCGGTCAGCAGCGAATACAAAACCCGCACCCCATGCACACCGACCGTCACACGAAGGATAGGCACCCCGTCGATAGAAAACGAAGCTACATCACCCCGTAACACGCGCCGGCAACGTCCGCCCAAAGAAGCCAACGGCGGTGTGCCTGGAGCGCCGGAGATTTCAAAATACGCCTGCAGATTCTTCTCCAGCAAGCCATCAAGCTCGCGGGCATTGCTTTGGATGATCTCATGCGCTTCGCGACCATATTCCATTTTCCCCCCTTGTTTTGCGCATTTTTTAACACGCTCCGGCATGTCAGGCAATCAATATCCGGCACGCGGATCCGCGGGAGTCCATGCGTCACCACCGGCAGATGACTTGAACGGGTAGCCGTCAATGGCAGACAGCGCCATGAGCAGGGCAGTCACCTCCGGCGCCGTTGCCCAATCGAGTTCGGACAGGTCGCGCCCCAGGGAGGACAGCGCCGCCCTGGTCCGTTCCGCCCCACCGAAAAACATCGTCTTTTGCCCGCTGGTGCGCAGATGCACGCGCATGGCCAACCATTCCGGCGTATAAAGATCTCGTAACTCGCGGATCTTCACACGCGCCAACCGGCTCGCATAACGCCTCCGATTGAATTCGCGCAGGTCGTTACCGAACTCTGGCCTGGGCTGCGCAACCCACTCACGGATCATGCACCGGCCCTGCACCGCGGCCATGGCCTCGAACATGGAATTCACGGACAGAAAATTTTCACCCTGCCACGAAGCCCATTCGTGCAGCACATGCAGATCATGCACGTCCCGAAATTCCTCGTTCGGCCTGGCTGCCTCGGCCAGGGCCAGCATGAATCCAGGACGCCCCTTTGACGGCCATCCTATCCCGCCGGAAAATCGCCTGACCTGGACACGCGGCCGGCCAGGCAGCTCCAGGTAATACGCCTCAACCATCCCGCTCCTGTCATGCACAATCATTTGCCACTCCCTCAGCTCAAGTCGCAATCGCCGAAACCACTGCCCATCAAACGATTTCGGGCCATCCACGCATAGTTGAACGCATGCCTGAAATGATCAGCCCCAAGACGCTTCCAGACTTTTGTCCGGTTCCCCTCGTCGTCCTCTTCCCAGGTGCTGGCCACATTGTGGCATTGGTCCGCAAATTCCCGCACGACCTCGCAGTCAGCAGGCAGCGCCACAGCCCCGTCCTTGAGCGCGTCGTGGGAGTCATCCATGGTTTCCGTCCGCGGACTCCCCACTTTCATGTGCTTCTCATCCCAGGACGTCACCTTACCGGTATTGTACCAATTCAAAAACGCCTTGCCTGCCAGCTCCTCGCTCTCGGCCACGCGCTTCGCGGCTCGCGTCTCGGGCATACCGTCGATGACCCCGCAATGCACGCCAAGCGCCCGTGCCAGCTTCGGCAGCTCTTCCCACTCGCGCAGTACGCCCAGGTACACAATCCGGTCCGGCCAACTCTTGCCCACGACCACATGCAGATACCGGGCACCCTGGTCCACACCCATCCAGCATGGCCCACGGTCCTGCAGCACAAGCCTGTGCCCTGCACACAGTGCCAGCACCTGCTCTTTCGACAGCCTGGCGTCGGACTCGATGTATGCCGACCCGATCACGTAATTCCAAAACGGTGGCGCCGTGCGCGTCGTCAACTTATGCAGAGAGTCCAGGATACTTGCCGGCGTCCTAAACAGGCTCCACAGATTCGAGTAGGCGTAACCACGCATCTCCGTCACGCCCGGGTATTTCGCCACCCACTGCCCAACTGCCGGATCCAGCGCTGCGTCACGGCAGTGCTGACACAGCCGCACGACCTCGCCGCGCAGATCGACGATGATTTCCTGATCCAGCCCAATCGACGGGTTGAAGAAATCTTCCATGCACGTCCATCCCCCGCACTTCTTGCACTTGAGCATCCAGAACCGCTGGTCCGTCTGCTGGAACTTTCGATCAATGCCGTAATCCGGGATCGTCGGATTCGAAAGATAATGCTCCCACTTGAAGTCGGAATGTTCCATGCGGCCCCGGGCCGCCCCTTCGACGGCCTCTGCCATCAGGTCAAACTCGTCGTAGATCACGAAGTCCGCCGGGTCCGAACGCAGGCCCTCCTCCGATTTCGTACCGCGGAACAACAGGTTCACCCCATTGAAACGCTTCAGGCCGACACTGTCCGTGTCCTGCAGGTATCGACCGATAATCTCCGGATTACGCTCCACCAGAGGTGCGATACGTGACCGCGAGAAGTCGCCGATACCGGTCTTTGACGGGAACAGGTACAAAATACCGACCATGGCCAGATACCTGGCAGCATGAAACATGCGCAGCATCGCCCGCGTCGAGTTACCGCGCTGCGTCGATTTGCGCTCCACCTGACACGGATGATCGTCGGCATACGGCTCGACCAGATACTCATGCCGGTCAAATGTGAACGGGCCGCGGTCCAGCACAATTGCCTGCCCACCAGGATACGTCCCGGCCGCCCACTCCCCTACATTCCCAGGCGGTACCTCCGGCACCTTCACCGCCGTCGACAACTGATCCACAAAAGACCCAAACAGATCACCCTTTGGCTTCACCAAAAACCTCCCTTGCCCGTACAACAATGCGCGGAGTCAAACCCCTATTTTCATTACATGCGGCAAAATCCATCGCCAACTCCATCGCTGCGGCGTACTGGTTCCAAAGCTCAATACCTACCGCCTCCATGCCGCAGCACTTTACGGTGACTACTACACTGCCAGCGCACCCTTCGTATTCGGGACGCCAAATGGACTTTTTGACATCTTTCCCGCACAACGGGCACTTTGCAATCTTGTTCATTTCTCCTCCAGTGCGCGACGGAAAACTTGCAACACGCAGTCCGGCTTACATTCCTCTGAATAATTACCTTGGCCACTGGCCCACTTCACGACCCCACAGCCGAAACAATATCCGACGCCGCTGTAGTCGTTTTTCGTTTTCGGTATTTTTCGAAGGATGTTCTTTCCAGCCCCCTCCAGCCTCTCCACACGGTCGAGAAGGGCGGCGTAGTCGGCTTCGAGTTTGAAAAAATCTTTATACGACACAAACGGCCCAAACACCGATTCTTGCATCTGGTATCTCTTCACGCTCATTTGAACACCTCCAAGACGCGCATTTTAGCATCAAAAAGCATACTCTCGCTTGCCTCAAGTGCGGCTTCAAGTCTGTCCAATGGCACGCTCCAGACCGCGTTGGACGCTGCCACTTCAGCCTTCGCCAACTCCATCGCGGCGGCGTATTTTTTCCAGATCTCCGGCGGCATTTCCGTCACGCACTGGACACATCGAACAACTTTTGTCCCACACACTATGAGCCTTCGCACTTCCGGTTCACTCCCACACATAGGACACTTTGCAATATCGCTCATCACTTCCCTCCAGCCGCCACCTGCGGCATGCCAAGATCTATCGAGTCTCGCAGTGTCCGCGTCTGCACCAGGCGCGCGACGATCCGCTGTGCCGTCTCCGGGTTCTCGCGCTGGATCTCTTCCATGACAACGCGCTGAAACTCGGCAACCCTCTCCATGTTGCAATACTTCTCGCGCATGGTGAAGTGCAGCTCCACCTGCTTGCGCGTCTCAGCCATGAGCGACACCAGGAACTTGTCCGGACTGCCGCTGCAGACTCGACGCAACTTGCTCTTGAGCTCGTAGTGCTCATTCCCGTCGGTCTGAAGAACAGACTTGATCAGGTCGATCAGGCCCTGCGCGTCCTCGGCCAGCTGGACAACCACGCCGGCTTCATCGAGCTGCTTACGGATCATCTCGCCAACCGGCGCCGACAAGGCCATAGCTTTGGCTGTGCGCGTCCGAAACCGCTTCAGACACTTGGACGTACTGGATTCGCTCAAGCCAAACCGGCCGCCCGCCTCTCGCTGCGACAATCCTTCCTCCGACATCAAGCGCAGGATCTCTGCAGCTTTCTGATTCGGCCCCATGACTCTACCTCCTGCTTTTCTTCGCGGCGCTCTACCCAGCCAAAACCCGACCGCATAACACACAATGAACCTGACGAACAGCCCACACCCGAGAAAACCCGGAATGTTTTCGAGAAAATTTACCGGCGTTTTCGAGAGTCACCTGATTAGACTTCGCTTCGCGCACGACCTTCCGAGACGACAGGGGTACCCCCCCGCCCCCTCCATCAT